CTTAACTGTAATTACATTTTCCTCATATACTACAGTATCGCTTGTGAGGGTATCCGGTATAGGGGAGTCCTTAGCGGTCTTAATTGTCTCCTCACTTACGTTTACTTTAGCAATCCCAGTTCCATATATAGCTGCATTTAAAAGTGATTCACAAATGGAATTTTTAACTTTGGCTCTATTTAAATCTTCCTGAAGATTTGAACGGATAACACTTACATCTTTAGTGTCCTGGTCATTTACATCGTCCCGGACATCAAACCACTGTTCCCTACCAAAGATAGCTTCCTCTAGTTCCGCTACGGTTGCTTCAATGGCTTGTTGTGTGGCTGGGGAAATAAGACGGGAATTTTCGGAGTGCCTTGTCTTATCCTCTCCGGTCCATATACCTCTCCAGATACGATAGTATTCATCCCATTTTTGTAGGTAATTTGTATTTCTATGTTCCTCCCACTGGGTAACTCGTCCAATTACCCAACTGCTTAGGGCAGCATGTGGATCATTATAGGAGATGGCTTGTTTAGTATCCAGAGACATTATCAAATGGTTCCCATTCTTCCAAATCTATTGATTGTGCAAAATCCGCTACAGAAACTTGGTCAATGTAGGCCAATGAATCGAGTAGATCATCATGAGAGAGCGCACTTGGAAAATCAAGCAATTGGGAAATAAAATGGTGATTCCATTCCGCTTTCCTAATCTTAATTTTCCCATGTTCCATACGCCCCTGTAGCGCCCAAACTATACGATCTTGCTTCCTCTTACCTCCATGAGTAACATCGGTAATATTTACCCAACGTCCTCTAGTTCTCATCTCGTCCTCTATATAGGGCATGATTGCATTTTTTAATGCCCCGGACTCAATACCTACCGTTGTGGCCTCGACTTCCTCAGCGGCATTGAGAATCTTTTCCGCTGTTTCCTTAATGCCCCATCGACCATGTAGTATATCCTTTACATACCACTCATCTTGGGCTACTTTTACTACTGATATAGCCGTTTCATCCAGTTTAGAGCTTTTGAGGCCACGTTCCTTATGCGCCTTTTCAAACCCAGCAGGATCGACTGAAAGAACAAAATGCCCGGAAACTTTAGAATTATCCTCAAATATTTCATCGTCAGCGTATTTAACCCATTCCTCTTTAAAAATACCACCAGTGAAGGACTCAAAAGTAGCCTCAAATTCCTGTCGGAATGCCTGGGTGGACATAGTCCTTTTAGCGGCTTCGATTTCCTTTGGATCTAAAAAGGAATTATCGGTGGAATTAAATTGGAATGCCTCCCATTCATCCTGATTTTCCTCTTTTTGGGCATCTATCCAAAGTTTATGGAAATGGTTTTTACCCGCTGGGGTCCCTATAAATAAGGCTCCCCCTTTAACGTCCGCCAATGTGGGTCTTAAGATCATCTCCCACACTTCCGGTTTCATTGAGGCATATTCATCTAAAACAGTGAAGTAAAGTCCTACGCCCCTTAAAGTATCTGGTCTATCGGAACCCTTGAGATATATCTTACGGTCATTAATTAGAGTTATCGTTGCCGTATTCTCGTGGGTAGACTTGATCACCTCCCTTCCAATGTCCTTTAGGATACTCCATAGAATATCCTTGGCTTGTTGAAAAGTAGGTGCTACATAAAAAACATCCTTATCTGTTGATTGTAGAGCCTTGATTATTAGTAACCATGCCGCTAAATATGATTTACCAAATCTTCGACCACATGAGGCTACTTTAAACCTCTTAGGGGATTTAAATATTTCAAGTTGGGCATCATGAAGAGTGACATTAATATCAGGAATTGTCCGATGCCTTTTCTATAATCTCCCCTTCAATAGTCCTAAATTCATCTTCCTCTTGTTTTTCGATTGCCTTGACGGATTCCACAATAATGTTAATACCCAGATCCTCGTGTTCATGTTTAATTTCCACAGCTTTAGAGACGGGTATAATTCTGTCAAGACACATTTTAAGACAGTGGCGATCTCCCTCAAGTGCAAGTTCAATGACTTTATCTACAATCTCCGGTCCCTTAGAGGACATTAATTCACGGGATAGCTTCGTAAACTTATTTACTGATCCCTTAGGTCTTCCCCCTGGATTTATTGAGGGCATCCCTTTGTAAAAACTAGGGTTTCCCCTGTGTCTTTTCCTCTTACCCTCTTCTTGCTCTACCTTTTCCACTGGAGGAGTGAGGGATGCCGCTGGGGGCTTTATTGGGGACGATGAGGAGGGAGACATAATTATTATCCTTTAGTTTTACCCCTCTATTATAACTAGAGAGAGACTAAATCATTCAATAGGGTACTACTTAAGATGTCTTAAGGGTGGATGTTTGGTTAAAGTGTAAATAATAAAGGTAACCACATTGGGCTTTAAGAGGTCTTAAGTAATGACTACAGTATAACTATATTATAACATATTTTAAATCAAAAGTCAACCCTCTTAGGAAGGATACCCCGGAAATATTCCTTTGTCAACCTTTTTATTTTATCTTTTAACTAATTTTACCCCCTTTTGACCCCTCAAATTGCTTCCCATGTGGGCCTGAGAGTGTATAAAAATTATTAGGACCGCCAGAGGGTCCCCCCATGACTTCCCATGCAATATTTATGCCACTTGGGATGTCCTGAACGCATGGGGGCATGAGTGAAACACATGGGAGTTGGCACGGGAATTGCAAGGCAACCATTGTGCCAGGACCCATGCGTACCACACATGACCTCATACGCTGTACGCATGTGGCAAGGGTCTAAAGTGGCACGATTATTGCTACGCGGGTGCGCGTTCATTTATTTATAGCGCGCGCGAGGGTCTCCGAAGTGGGACTTGAGAGTAAGAGTGCATGAGTGTGGTATTTTTGCAACACTTTGGACCACAATCGAATTAATTTGATATAATGACATTTTTTTATTGCAATCCCTGAAAATATCATTATTTTTACAATCACAAGACGGACACAAAAAACCGGAGAAATCTAATGAAAGCCTACAAATTATTCCGCCAACGCAAGGATGGTTCCATCGGACCACTCTTTATAAATCGGAGCCAGCGTGTTCCCATCGGCGAATGGATGCCAGCGGAGGATCATCCCACAAAGGGTTTCGCAAAGCGTCCAGGATGGCATGCCGGAGCGGAACCAAATGCGCCGCACCTAACGGAAAAGGGGCGCGTATGGTATCAAGTGGAAATCAAGGACTATGAGATTTTCAAGCGCCCGAAAAACCAAGGTGGCGAGTGGCTCATTGCAAAGCATATGAAAGTGGTTGCACCATTTAATAAGGAAGGGAAATGAAATGAATATCGCGGAATTAAAAGAGCGAGATCCTATGTTTTTTGATCATCTCTCGGAGGAAATCAAGGATACTTTCGACGGGGACTTAAACATAACCCTGAGGGAATTGGCTAGTCAATTTGATTTGCCGGTTAGTGTAGTGAAATCAATTTTAATGGATGACTGAAAAAAGGAGAAAAACCAAATGCTAAACCTAGATATTCATAAAGTCACATCGGTGGAAGTACAGAAAATTTTCACTTTCACAATGGGCGACGGGACAATTTTCCACAATCGGGAAATTGTTATCACTCAAAAGGATGGTAAAAAATTAACCATCAAATTGTTTACCGACGAAGATGGGATTGAACAGATAATCCCAACGGTTTCCACCGACAAGGAAATCGTAAAATAAAAACAAGGGTTTAAATTAATCCCTATCCATTCCCCGGAGCCTGTACAAGGTGGCCGGGGATTGGTGGTAGTAAAACAAAGGAGTTTATGAGATGGAAATTATGTTTAAGGATTTAGATAGTTTTTTATTGGCGGAGGAAAAGATTTTGGAAGTGTTCCCGCTGGAACCACTGCAATCAAATGAAGGATGGTATGTTGGATCAATGTGCCTTGTGGAAATCACATATGATGACGGGGACACTGAAACCATGGTGCAACCCTATGAACGTCAATCACATTACATGGACACAAAGGATGCCGCTTTGCGTTACTTGTCCGTTATTGATCCCGGAGAGGAATAGAACAATGCAGGAAATTAGTATGAACAATGTTTACCTTGATCACAAAGGTCACAGGATTAGCATTGCACAACACCGGAGCGATGGTCCTTACCGTCCACACAGGACACAGGAAATCATGATTTGGAAGGGTGACGAGGATAACAATGATGTCATTATCCCATATTCCGATACGCTTGAGGGTTTGATTAATGCTCTTAATAAGGCTAAAACACTGATTGAGGAAAAGGAGTAAAATACTATGCAACGAGATAAACGCAAGGGTTCCAAATTGGTACAGGATTGCCGGGAATATGTGGATTTATTGAACAGCCCACCTAACGGCTGGGGACAGCATATCCACCCTATTCACGGGGAGAGCCATCACTTTTTAAGGGTTCTATATGATACTTACACCTGGGAAACTGTGAATGGTACAATTAAGGATATTTTTGCAAATTGGCACATTGACCTTGATGTGGACAGATTGAAGTTATAAAAAAGGAGGGTTGATAAAA